CTCAAGTTGATATTGTTCATTTTGTAGTAGTAGTATGAATCGCCCTTGGCGATTTTGCTTCCTAAACGCTGTTGGTTGTAATACAAAATTCCTGCGGTTCCTCCCGCCACCATTTTGTAATCAGCGAGGGGTTTCCGTAGGCGGCTTCTCTTCACTAGTCTATTGATGTTCACCTTTCCTTGCACAATATCACTATACCAGTCGTTGCAGTAGGCCACTATTTCCTTCTTACCTTCAAACAGGGAGACTTTCCTTAAAAGGTTTTCTTGAAACTCTTTCGCTACGGGGGTTTCATTACTCTTCTTCATTTCAAAACCCATCACGAAGAATTTATCCTCGTCTAGATAGGCTCCGTCTTTCCATGAAAGCCAACCACAATATCGGTTCTTTTTCTTGGAGAGAAAAAACTTAGAAGCAAACTTCTCAAATTCTAACTCAACTGGCTCACGGAAAACTCGCTTTGAAATATAGTCGTTTAGTTTCTCACGCAATTCTAGTGCATCATCAACATCTGCGACTTTGATAAAAACTGAATCCGTGTGTCCATAGATAACTTCGTAGCCCAGACCTTGAGCGTAGAAAGCCGTCATTCTCATAGCCCTACGAGCAGAAGCCGTAATTGATTTAGCCATGTCCATGTCTCCCCAACCGTAGCCGTCCTTTGCTAGAATACCGTAGAATGCGTTTACAACTCGCTTAGTAGCCATTTGTGCTGAATCCCATTTTTGATACTCTTCTTCCGTGGTCGCTTGTGAGCGTAGTTTTTTGTAAGAATCTCGCATTACCATCAGTTCCTTAACCGCTTGAGGCAACACACCTTCACCCTCATTGTTGAAATGGATATTTGGTTTGCCGTCATAGGGCTTCAAATTCTTGGGGGTTTCCCACCAAACGGGATAACCGCTAGTGGTCTTAGTTTCCCATGAGATATTCATTGAAGCCATCATTGATGGGTATAGAGATTTGAAGTCAAAAATAGCCACATTCTCATGTTGACCATATGTGTTTTCTTCATCGGGGTCCATCACGAAAGCCGCTTCAAACTTCTCCTTTGAACCTTTAAGTCCAGTAGGAGGAATCCAATCAGCCTTCTTCATAAAATACACACCAGCCATCTGTGAATTGTGATAAGTGTTTTCAAATGGACACCCAATTAGCCGTTGTAGAGCCAATTGATTTTCACTAACATTGAGTTTTTCATCAATATCCACACACAACTTTACATCTATCCGTGCGTATTCCAAATAAGTGTTCGTGTCTTCAAGCCAAGCCCTTTCATAAAACTCATTGTCTTGAAACTTAGCGGAAACAACCTTACCATCATTTTCAAGAACCAATTTAGAACAGTCGTCCAACTTTAGTGAGGGTAGAGTTCCCATTTGTGAATCAGTCCACAAACGCTCGAATCTATCCATCAAGCAAAAGGTCAAGCGACCCTTAATTGGTTGACCACTATTGTGGTAGTTTTCTACTTTGAGATTCCAACCAACAGGTTCTCCACCAGCATAACGCCTTGAAACATTCTTGATTTCTCCGTAAGGAGACATAAGAGTAGGATTGATATTCAATTCACACATACGAGAGATAACCTTCGGTATGTCAAAACCTAGCAAATACCAACCGATAATCATGTCGGGGTCTTGCTCTTGCATTAAACGAATAAATGCGTAAAGCATATCAGTTTCATTGTCGTAAATCTCAAGCCATTCTTGATGTAGAATACTGTTATCCGGTTCACCTGTTGGAAACCAAGTCATTACAGTAGCCTTCTGTGTGTAGTTATCATAAATACTCAGCACCGTAATTTTACCATGATGTTCTCCGCCCACTTGTGTTTCAATATCAAAATACCACTTACGGAGATTGTATTCGGGAATCTCATAACCTGAATCAATACACCAAAGACGAGCCGCATCCACATCACCTTGATAGGTTCTTTCTGTTTTGTGGATTTCCTGCATGATATTGTATCTGTCGTAGGGGTTCTCGTAGTAATACTTCAAAAGAGGGATGCCCTCCAAGTTTCTTTGCTTGGTGTTTTCCCTTATAAAGGAGATTCTTCTACCTCTTACGTAAATGCTATTTCCAATTTTAGTATTAATCGTTAAATAAAAATAGGGTCGGCAATCATGTGTTTTTTCCACTCGCTCGTTATTATCATCACGGAATCTTAACTTAATCCTGTGTTGCTTGTTCTGTTGAATCGTGTTTATCATCATCTTTATCACTCAGTATTTCAATCTCAATGTCGTTTTCTCGCAGTTCATACTGCATGTGGTTTTGTATATAATGAACTAAATGTTGCTTTAGTTCTTTAGCGGAAGTATCTTTCCAATACCACCCGCCCCTCACTAGGAGGTTTATTTTAAATTTAGGACCTTCAATCATTTAAATCCCTCATCATTTGTGCGAAGTCTCTTCCGTATTTCACGGCAAGTTCAATGTCTTTAAATTCCTCCATTAGTCGCTGAACATATACGGCGGCGTCCATCAATTCTTCTTGCAGGTGAACCAACCAATCATGAACTGAAAGGTCTTCACGTTCCATTGTTGTTCCGTATTTATTTTTGCCAACTTCTGCTCGTTGTTGAATTTTCTTGCACACTTCGTCTTCATGTTTGCTCATCCTTCTCTCCCCTCTTGGTCTTCTTTCGCCCACACAATTTTGCTTGCTAAATCCATAGAATAATGACGATGAACTTCTTCTAAAAAAGTAATTACATCATCATGTCCTGCAAACTCACATAGTTCTTTGATTTCATCTCGGTTATACCCTTGGATGTCATCAGCAAACCAAATAGCAACCTTTAACATACTCATTCTTCTTCCTCCGAGTTCATGTTTAAAATTGTATCAAGTAGTCTCACTTGCCCAATCAAATACAGAATAACCCCACTATTGCTCTCTCCGTACATTTTGAGAAACTGTTCTAGTGTTGTGTTCCTCTCGTTTAGGTTATGCATTAGTGTGTCGTGAAGTTGTGTCCTCATGGTTGATAGTATGGTTAGTAGTAGTTCTCTTTCCACGTTTAAGCCTCCATTCTTGGCGCACGCATAATAACAACATCGTTAGTGCAGAAAACCACAGGCTTTTCATCGTCGTAGAAAATAACCAATTGGTCGTCGCTAGAATATTGTAGAGCCTTAGAAACTGGCAAAGAAAAACTAACGATTGCATCTCTAGTAATAGTCTCAATTGGACTAACCGAAGTTGATAGTGATTCTGTCATTTTATCCGAAGAGACAGTAAAGGTATTGTTTTTACTATTAGCGTTAATCGTGAAGATACTACTTCCGACCTTTTCTGCCATATCAAAGGCACCGACAAAATCATCCAAGTCAAGACAAACTCTAGTTCCTAAAACCAATTTTTCCGTAGCAGAAAAACTAGGGGACTCTTCAAATTCTTTCTGCATTGAAGAGGAAAACCTAGAGATAACATGAGCATATTCGTGTCTTTCAATAGTTGGAATTTCCACTACCGAATTACCAGTAAGTACCTTGACATTTCCCCCGCTAAAATCAAATGCGCTTTCTTCGTCAACTAAATACTTTGATAGAGTGTCCGCATTTACAAATGCGTGAAAACTACCTCCACTTTGTTCTTCTCTAGTCCTTTTAGATACACGAACATATGTTGAGGCATCACCATTTTCTACTAAAATAGTGTTCGACTCGCTGGTAATTTTTACACAATTACCCATCTGTCCTTTTGTGTTATTAAGTCCTTGATTGTATTTGCCCTTAAGCAAACACAAGTTAATCATTTCTTTCAATCTTTTTCCATTTGTTGTAAATTTCATGTGTTTCACCACCGTTTTTTTTTCATAAATTCTTTTCATAATATCACACCATACACGTTAAGTTAAACTCAAAGTGTATTATCTTTGATGGCTTCAAGGCCATTCCAAGAGACTTTGCCCTTTGCATTCTCAAAGAGCAAGAAGGATTGACCCTCGTTTTTAGCATTCGTCTTAGATTTTGTAACCTTTGCATAAAGACTCGTTTTACCGTTTCTTTCTTCTCGGTAAGTCACTACATGCTGATAGAGTTTAGCAGTAGTGGACTTTTCCCAATCCGGCCTTTGACCTACAACCTCAAATCCATCATGCACTTCTTTCATGTGCGTGATGAAAAATTTGTGGCATTCTAATTGACACGCCGCCTTAAACAAACGCTGGTATTCTTGGGTCCTAGCAAACCATTGTGTAGGGACCATTTTTACCTTATCAGCCTGTCGGGGGTCATTACCTTTAATGTGGTTAAGACGAGCAATCATATTTGTGGTATCAAGCCAAGTATCTAGTCCGTCAAACACAATTGCCTTAACTGCCTTCACTTCAATTTCTTCTTCATCAAAAGAAATTTTCTGTGTTTCAATTGCTTCCTTGACCATTCCAATAAAGAAACGGGCCATGTCAGCCGTAGCCAAATAATCAATTGTCATGTCGTCCTTATAGACATGGGGATTATAGATAAACACTTTATCATCCGAAGACCAATGTTGCCTCCAAGTGGGTTCCGCACCTTCATCAAAATCTAGCACAAATACCCAATGTGTTTTTCTTTCTTCATCTGTTCTGCAATCTAAAGCAAGACCAGTTTTACCAGTTCCGGGGTCGCCCGAAATCCCACAAATCATATGTGCTGATTCTTGGGCTAATAGGTTTCGGCGTTGTTGAAACGCTCGTGCTTTTGCCTTAGCAAAGGCCCCTTGCTGGTCTTCTTCTTTTACTTTCTTCAAAATACTGTTGCTTGCTTTTCCTGTTTTTAAACTCATTCTTCTTCATCTCCTTTAAATTGTTCTTTTAATTGTTGTAATTGGTTTTCATGGACAATGCGGGTGAACATCTTCCCGCTTTGCCTCATATGGAAGCGAACACTATACATGTCTTCGTCTTGGTGTCGCCATTCAATGCTTTCTACCTCATCCATATCCAATAAAATTTCGTTCATTCGTATAATCATTTTTATTTCTCCTAGTTTATAGGCTTCGCACCCATTCGTATGTCATTCAACCGCCACATATACACGGCTGATACTGTCGCTGTATCTCTATGCCGACAATATCATAAGTTCACAGTTCATCTAGTCTCTCCGTAAGGAGCAAAAGAGCCGAAGCCCAAAGCCCCACAAAAATACCCAACTGTTGGTCGTGCAAGGCATAAATACCAATACTACCAACAATTGAAACTAGGCTACTGTAAAGTCCAATTTGTTTCCACTCCATTTGAATCACCAATAACTTAGCGAATCGCCGTCTGCGGTTTCAACCTTTTCTTCAAGACCAGTTCCCAAACGGACATTGATACCGTAAAGGTTGATTGAAACAGGGTTGTATTCTCCATCAATGGGAATACCGGACTCGTCCTTCTTTTGTGTTTGGTTAGTTCGTCCAATGACGACAATATCCGACCCGACACCGAAGTTCAAATCAACATGGGATGGAACCCAAATTGGAGTTGACTCGGGCATATCCTCATCATCAAAGCCATAGTTTGCATCCAAAGGTTCAATCCAAATAACACGGTTGCCCGTTCTTTCATTCACCTTGAGATTCATGCTCGTGACGATACCGTCCGTGACAACAATTTTCAATCCCTGTTGGGTTTGAATTTCTTGGTGATAGTCCTCTAAATCATAAAGGTCCGTGACAAATTCGCCCATGTTTTCAACCAAAGCATTCTCGTAATTATAAGAGGAGGTATCAATCCATCGTGGGTCATCTTCGTCCAAGACATCAATGTAGTTAAGTGTTTCAAGGGTTTTTCCACGAATACCGTAGATAGCGTTTCGCTCATCATTAGGTAGTCCATAAAATGTAACCATTCGGAAACAATCAGCCTTGAAATTCTTAGCCATTTCGTTCTTCAACTGAACAACCCAAAGTTGTGTTTCTCCGCCTTCCTTCTGTCCGACAAAATGCGCTCGCACTTGATGTTGTTCTTTTGGTAGGGGGCGACCATAGTTTTTGTTGGTGTCGCCGGATTGCCAAGTCTTAACTGCATCAAGAGGAACAATCCACGTTCCTTCGTTAATTTCAATAGCGGCATCGGGAATGTTAGGAATAACCTTCGTTTCCCACTCACCGTTCTTAACTTGCGTCTTTTGGAACTCTCCGTCTTCAAGAACAATCTCAGCAACCAATTCATCCGAAAGGGTTTGTGAGGAATCACCATTATAGCGGGAAAGCATAGTTCTCCGCTTATATTCCATGATGTCTCGTACAGGTTCAATCCCGACGAAAAACCCACTAACCATTTCACCGAAGGTATTATTGTTGGATGAGCGAGCAGATGAAAGACGGCTTCGCACATACTGGCGAGTCATGGACATAGCCATGAGTTGTTGTCGTTCATCGTCCAAATCCAAACCGCTACTTCCGGCTAAATCGTTGTATTTCTGTGTCATTTCTTCAACTTCAATGTTCAGTCTCTTCGCAAGACCATTCAATTCTTTCTCAATTCTTTCTAGCATTTTTTTTCACTTCCTTTTGTTTTTCATAATCTGGGAACAGAACCAAGCAATCAACACCTTGGGTGAGACACTTCGGCTTCTCCATTCCATTTCTCCTACCGTTGCTATGCACATAAACTTTGTGCTGTCATCCAAATCCATATTCATAACAGATTGTAGGAGTTTATTACATATATCCTTCACACTTTGTCCCTTCCTAACTAGGCCACTCAAATACTCCATACCGGACGAGTTTCCTGCCAATAGTCGAGTCAAGGCATTTTCATAATGTTTTGTGGTTGCGTTTATAAATTCGTCTACTTTCGCATCGGAAAAAATACACGCTTGCACTTCGTTAATTGCACGACGAAAATCACCGCTACAATTTTCAACAATTTTTTGCACCAAATTTAGGTGCGATTCTTCAACCTCTACCAAATTATGTAAACCCACTAAGATTGTTGTAAGTCTTTCAACCTGCACCTCTTCGGGTAGGGGTTGAAATAGGTAGTTTGCACACCTTGACTTGAGGGCATCATCTACACCGTAAGAGTCGTTGCATGTAATAACGAAGGTCGTATTTACTGACCTTTCCATAGTACGTTTTAACGCTCGTTGAGCATCTCTAGTCATACCGTCAATTTCATCCAATAGAACAAACTTCATGACTTGACCGCTGATTGAACTACTCGTTAGAAAGTTGTAAATTGTTTGTCTAACGGTCTCAAGTTTGCGGTCTTGACTGGCATTGATTTCAAGAAAGTTAGTCTTAAAATCGTCACCCAAGAACTCCCTAGCCATTACAATGCTAGCGGTTGTTTTACCCGTCCCCGGAGGGCCATGTAGCAATAGGTTGGGCATTTTATTTCTCTTTACCCAAGTCCTTGCATCTTCTACAAATTTATGTTGTCCTATAATATCATTAATTTTCGTTGGTCTAAATTCTTCTGTCCAATTCATGTCGTTCCCTCATAATCAATCTTTTAGCCGTTAGCACATAACCCGCTACCGATACGGCACTTCGTAGCGAGGAACACACAACCCCTGCGGGGTCAATTACCCTGTATTCGGGGGCATGTAAATACCATTCATCTCGGATTCCATCATAGGCGTATTCTTGAGAAAGATTGTGCATTACATTCTCAAGAGAAGTTTCTTCCCCAACACAGTTTTTATACAAGGTATTGAAAACAGCAAACAACGCATTTCTAAACCCAATACGAATATCTGTTTCAATGCTGGCATTATTGTCAATATCATAATATTTCAATAGAGCCAAACCCGAACCCCATGTGTAGCCTGTTTGTATTGCCGAACGAACAGCGTTTAGTGAATCATCTAGTCTATCCTTTTTGTTGTGGATTTCTTGTTCCGACTCTCCGTGGATTTTGATAAGCCCTGCCATTCCATTTAACTTACCCATTCTAGCCAAGTTCTTTTTCTTATGGAATTCTGTTTCAGCCATTCCTGCGTCTTCAACAATTTGCTCACACCGTTTAGCAACCCTTTTTGGGTTGGTAGGTTCCCCAATAAATAATGTGCTTGAGGAGTTAATGACTAACGATTCACATTCACCCAAATGTTCAAGTTGGGCGTGGCGAATATCCTCGTCTAAGGCAGTAATAAAGTAATGACAATCTAGGAATGTAGCCAAGTCTCCTAACTTAAGCCCAGTCCAAACGGAAATATCTTCTGCCTTAGCAATAGAAGCATCAATTGAACCATTCATGCTATTAACTACAAACTGATTTAGAGCGATAGGGCTAATAGATTTAAGCACTAGTAGTAGTGGACGTTTATTCTCCTTTGCTAATTCCAATACAGGTAGAATCTCTTCAAAATCCTTTACCTCTTGGTCGCTAACTAATACAAGTGGGTTTTCCATTCGCCTCTCTTTCCCATTCACCCGTACTAAGACCTTGTGAATATAGCCAGCCGAGGATTCAAAGCCCTTTACAATTTCTATTTCGTCCTTTCCTGTATGGGAGGGTTCAACAGTAATAACACCATCCATCCCAATAGAACGAATGATTTTAGTAATGTTTTGGGCCATCTCTTCGTCGTTGTTAGCACTAATCAAAGAGATAGCGTAGATATTGTCAAGGGTAATTTCCGATGCATTGAGCGAGATTTCGGACTCTAGAGTCTTCATCAACTTAGTGAACTCGCTTCTAATCAGCGTTGGGTTATATCCCAGTTCAATAAGTTTCATTCCTTCCTTGATTAGAGCATTAGCCAAGACCGAAGCAGAAGTAGTTCCATCGCCGGACCTTTCTTGCGCTCTTTTACAAACCTCAATTAGAAGTTTTGCCCCAACCATTTCTTCTT